ATCATGGCATATAATCAAGGTAAAAACCCTTTTAGTAAATCTCCACTAAACTTTAACTCACCGTTAAATAGCTTCGATAGTTTAGTAGGTAAACTAATGAATCAAGGTAAGTCAAAAGAAGCTGCAACAAAAATAGCTGGTAAAGTAGCTAATGCAAAAATGAAAGGCGCTGGTTCAGGACCAACTGCTGCTCAAAAAGCTAGATCTAAAGGATCAGCTGCTAAAATGGCAGATGAATCACCTTTAGATAAAGAGTTAGTAGGAAAACAACATAATTTACCAGAGCATTTAAAAGCGAAAATTGAAGCTGCACCAGAAAGTCCAGCTAAAATGAAATCGCCAATTAAAGCTCATGATAAAAAGTTAAAAGCTTTAGAAAAAAGAATTAAAAGAGTAAGACAATCTAAAGAAGGTTCTGAAGGTCAAGGTGGTATTGATTATGAATTACTATCTCAGTTAGAAGAGCAAAAGAAAAAATTAGTTGAAGATCATGCTAAACAAGCTAAACAAGTTAAAGATGTCGCTAAAGGTTCACCAGCTAAAACAGAAAAACCAATTAGTGAGCATTTTGACGGCAATAAAGAAATGCAGGCTATACACAGCAAACAAAGTCATCACTCTAGACCTTCTTCAAGACATAAAGGTCATGGTAAAGATAAAAGAAAAGAAATATTAAAAGCAGAAAAACCAAAAGATGAGACTAAAGATTCTCCAGCTAAAATGAAAGACGAGAAGTCAGGTAAGTCACATGGTGAAATGAATAAAAAAGAAGCACACAATCATAGAATGGTTCATCACGTGGCAAAACACCCCCGACATAAAGACAAAAAAAGAAAACCTAGTAGACCTGAAGCTAGTAAAAGAATTGCTGATCAGTTAAATGCTAAAGATCCAGTAAAAGGTTCGCCAGCTAATTTAAAAGGTATTATTAAAGGTGCTGCTAAAGCAATTAAAAATTCAAAAACTAAAGCAAATGCTGCTTCAGCAATTAAACAAGGTAAAGCTGCTATTGCTGCAACTGGAATCGCTGGAGCTGCTTCTTCTGCTCTTGGTGCTGCTGCTTCTGCTGGTAAAAAAATAGGTAAAAAACTTGGTAAAACCGCTATTAAAGCACTTAAAAAAAAAAGTCCGTTAAATAACGCGTATGAAAATCCTGAGTATTTTGTTCCTACTAAAAGTTCACAGGGACAAGATATGGATAACTTTTTTAATACTGTAGGTCAAGCTTATGATGATAGAAAAAGATATGGCAAAGGTTTAGAGGGTATGAAAGACGATCCTTTTTCAAGTCTTACTGATGACGAATTACTAAAACAAGGTTATAAAAGAATAAAATAAATAATAAATCATGATAATTAACACAAGTTCGTATACTAATGCAATCCCGGTAGCATTAAATGACAATATTAATATTCCGGGACCAACAGTAAGAGCATCAGGTACAACAACAAGTTTGACTAATAACAAACTAGTTGATACTAACGCAAGCTTTCTACAAGTTATAGACGCTAAAGGTAATGTAACAAACCAAGGTGTGCAAAGAGGGCAAATAGTATATAACATGGCTGCAATGAATACCACGTCTTGGTTAGGACCTGAAGCTGCAGAAATATTAGATATAGAAGATGATAATACTTTATTATTGTCTGCAAATATATTTCCTGTAACAGGAGCACCATCAACAACGCAGCAGTATAAAATATACGATGCTAATAAGGCGAATCCAAAAGGTGCGATTATTATGGTTGGTGATAATATAGCAGGTAATAATACTAAAAGTGATGTGTTTGTAAAAACACTTGACGGTGAAGATGTTTTAGTACAAGGAGTTGCTCCAGGTGAAACATTAGATTTAATAGTACAAAGAGTAATGGTAGGTTCAGCTGCAACGTCAGGAGCACCTAGCACGTTAACAACAGCTGAAAAAATAACAGCATTTATATAAACAATTTAAAAAAAACAATTATGCATCCAATACACAAACATATGAGCTCTAGAATGGGAGGTCGTAAAGCAGATGAAAAGTATGACGCAAAAGAAGCTTACAATAAAGATTTAAGCGGTAAAGCGAGATTACACTATCTTGAAAATGATATACATGATAAAGGTATGTCAATGAAATCTCCAATGGAAATGAAATCGCCTATGCAAGTAGGACCAGATGCGAAATCAGCAAAGAAAAAAGAATATTCTTTTGGTGAAAAAGCTTTAGGTACAGTTAAAAATATAGGTAACTACGCCGCGGCTGGTGCATCTAAAATTTTAAACGCGGGTTCAGGATATTCAAAAGGCGGAGGTTCACAGCCAATGGATAGAGGAGGAATTGCAGCACAAGCTAAAAGCGATACATCTAGAGCAAGAGGTTTTCAAGAATCTCATTTATCTTCCGCTAGAAAAAGAAGAAAAGAAGGTTCAGCATTTTTTATGGAATCAGAAGGTCAAGAAAAGAAAGATTTAATGAAGTATAATCCTATCGATGATAGAGCTGGTTCACCTGCTGAATTGTCTAGAAAACAGAAATTGCCTCTTGGTATGAATAAAGAACAGTTAGGAAGATCAATTAGAACAGCTGAAGGTAAAGAAACTAAAAGAGACAAAAGAAGAAACAAAAGAGATACTAAAAGGACTATGCGCCATGTTAGAAAACACGGTAGTGGATTAATTATGGATAATACTAAAAAAAAAACTAGTCCAGTAAATATGGCTTCTCCAATGTATGACAAGGGTCATGAAGGAGATCAAGATGGACATGTACACCCTAGAACACAAGGTGAAGTTGATGTAATGAATAAACATGGTCAAGCTTTAAACAAGTTTATTGGTAAAGTTAACAAGTTTGGTAATATGTCTGAGTCTCAAATGAGTAGAGTTAATGATAAAATTAATTCTTTACAAGGTCAATATAATAAAACTAGAGATTCTATTGGTAATGTTCATAAACAATTTGATTTAAAAAGAGATCAAGAGTTTGAAGATCTATTTGGAGACGGAAAATAAAAATATGGCTTTTAAATTAAACCCTCCGTTTAACACAAAACAGTCGCCTATATACGTAAGAGATCTTGAAGAAGGTGTGATGGGTAAAGGAAATAAAAATGGTACTATTTTAATTTCTGATAAAGTTGATCCATCAAATCAACAACAAGTAATTGATCACGAAGAAGTTCATGTTGATCAAGTTAAAAGAGGTGATCTAGATTACGACGATGATAACGTTTACTGGAAAGGTAAAGTTTATCCGCGTGCTACTATGGACGAAGGTGCTAAAAATTTACCTTGGGAAGCTGAAGCATATAGAAAATCATGAGTAAAAAGAAATTTAAAGATACAACCGTTGGACAATTATTGTTTGGTGCAGCATCTGTAATAAATCCTACATTAGGAAATGTATTACAAGGTGTAACGTCACCAAAAGAAGCAATAGAAGCTATAACTAAAGCTGATGCTCCAGCAGATGATAAGATAAAATTACAACAAATAATCTACGAACAACAAACAAAAGAGATCGAAGCTATTACATCAAGGTGGCAAGCAGACTCTATGTCAGACTCTTGGATGTCTAAAAACGTGCGTCCACTAGTTTTAGTATGGTGTATTGTTGTATTTTCTTTTGCGGGTATATTAGATAGTGTTGAAACAATACCATTTCATATAAATGAATTATGGAACGATACTTTCGAGAAGGTCATGATGGCGGTCGTCTTAGCCTATTTCGGAGGTCGGACGACAGAAAAGGCGAGTAGTATATTTAAAAAGTAAAACTTTATATTAACAAGTAACTATAGAAATAGTAATAACAATTAAAATTTAATAAAATGAAAAGTGGAAAAATTAAAGAATTAGAATTAAAAAATGTTAACGAACAGAATACAGCTTTACAAAAAGCAGTTTTTGACATGGGTGCGTTAGAAATTGAAAAAGCTCAAGTAATGCAGAGATATGAATCTGCGTTAGAAGTTTTAGAAGAAACAAAAAAAGAACTTGAAGCTAAATACGGAGCAGTTAACATTAATCTAAAAACAGGTGTTTGGGAAGAAATAGTAAAAGAAGATGAGGCTGTAGTTCCAGAAGTAGTTGAAGACGAAGAAGACTGTGGATGTGAAGAAAAGAAAGAAGACTGCGAAGACTGCGAAGATAAAGAGTAATGACTTCAATTATAAGAAAAATCAGTATTGGTGCTGATTATAAGAACGATGCTATGCATTATTCTATTGGCCAACAAGTGTATGGTGGTCATATCATAAATAATATAATGTTTAATGAAAAAGATAATTCATACAATATTTATATTAAAAAACAAGAAGAGGTAATGCCTTGGAAAAAATTTAATTCCAACATGGCAATATCTGTAGAATATGATTTAGAATACTAATGAATAGCGTAAGTGATTTTATTATAACACCTACTAACGAAAGATACAACAACAAAATAAGCATAGGCGACAAAACGTTAATTGTTAATTCTAACATAGAAGATCACAGAATGGTTAGTCGTCATGCTACTGTTGTTTCAGTGCCTTTAGCATATAAGTTTAATATACAAAAAGGTGATCAAGTAATTATACATCATAATATATTTAGAAGATGGTATGATATAAAAGGTAATCAAAGAAATAGTAGTCAATATTTTAAAGATGATCTTTATTTCTGTAAACCTGATCAAATATATTTACATAAAAAAGGCGAAAAATGGTTGCCATTTATGGATAGATGTTTTGTTATGCCGATAAAAGACAATAACAATTTAAGCACTGATAAAGAGCAAAAATGTGTTGGTATATTAAAAATAGGTAATAATGCGTTAGACGCACACGATATTAACCCAGGAGATCTGATTGGTTACAAACCAGGTCGTGAATGGGAGTTTGTTATTGATAGCAAGCGAATTTATTGTATGAAATCAAATGATATTGTAATTAAATATGAGTACAAAGGAAACGAAGAAGAATATAATCCAAGCTGGGCGAGTAGCAATTAAAGAGTTAATCAAAGTTGCTAAAGAACCTATTATAGATTTTGGACCTGACATTTCCGCAGATAGACTTAAAAATGCTGCAGCTACAAAAAAACTAGCTATATTCGACGCTCTTGAAATACTAAATCGTATTGAAGAAGAACAGAATATGTTAGAAGATAAACCAAAGCAGGAAGTTAAAAAAGATACATCTTTTAAAGGTTTTGCTGAAAGAAGAGCTAAGTAATGTACAAGCAAAGTCTATATAAAATATTAGATAATCATATAAAACCTAAGATTATAAATCGTATGAACCGTTATAAAAAATGGAAATACGGTTATGATAAAGAACATGATATTATAGTTATTAGTAAAACAGGTGAAATAGGTGAAATATATGAGATACAAAATTTAAAAATAGCTTTACCTAAAGCTAAAAACATACATAAGTTTGAAGATAATAAATGGAGTAAGTTTGAGTATCCTAAAGCTTTATCAAGAATAAAAACAGTGTTTGACTGGAGAGAATATCCAGAAGACTTTAAAACAAAATGGTATGATTACATCGATAATGAATTCACTCGTAGGGAAGAAGGTTTTTGGTTTTATAACAAAGACATTCCTACTTACATTAGTGGTACTCATTACATGTACTTGCAGTGGTCTAAGATTGACGTCGGGGCACCAGACTTTAGGGAGTCAAATAGATTATTCTTTATTTTCTGGGAAGCTTGTAAGGCAGATACACGATCCTATGGGATGTGTTACCTTAAGAACAGGCGTTCCGGGTTTTCTTTCATGGCCTCAGGAGAGGTGGTTAACCTGGCAACCATATCAAGTGACAGTAGGTATGGTATATTATCCAAGTCCGGTCCTGATGCAAAGAAGATGTTCACAGATAAGGTGGTACCCATATCAGTTAATTATCCCTTCTTTTTCAAGCCGACCCAGGACGGAATGGAC